ATTTATAGTAGGAGAATCTATAAGAGCTAAGAAAGATAAATCTAAACCATTTAGAATGGTATATGGTAAGACTGATAACCCATTTGCTTGGATAGGAGCTAGTGCTAGAAGTATAGCTGAAAATAACTCAACATTTACAGCTATTACATTTGAAGACCCTAACCAAATGCTACAAGCATCCATAGCTAGAGCTAGAAGTGGTGAACAGGAAGATGATGTAGAATCTCCATTAGAAGATACTATTAAATACTAAAGGAGAATGATAATATGACTAATATTGATTTAAAGGAATTAGATAGTATTAAAGTAAATATAGAAAAAGAAAAAGAAATGGAAGATAAGATGAATTCAATAATATTACCTATAATAAAAGCATTTATAATAGGTAATAACTATGAAGATATAGATAACTTATTAGAAAATTTCTCAGAAAATTCTCTAGAACTATCTATGGTAATAGTAGATGCTTTACATAATACTAAATCTTTAAAAGAAGAATTAACATTTAGAGTTAAAAGATTATATAATGCTAAGAATAATTTATACTTAGACTACTATATAATAGATAATAACTCTACACCACCAAATGATAGATTATTTTCAGTAAAAATATTTGAGTAAGAAGTTTTTATACTTCTTACTCTTTTTTTCTTTAAAAAGCTTTATTTTTTCAACTATATAAACCTCCTGTAAATTAGGGTATCTAACATTAATATAATTTAAAAACCAATTAAAAGGAGGTATATAAAGTGGAAATCGTTGTAGATAAAAGCTTTACATATAAAGCACCCCATGATATAATCTGGATAACTGACCAAAGTAGATTTACTGAAATCGCTGAAATATCTGCAAATGCTATTCTGTTAATGCCTTTTGTTTCTGACAGAGGAAAAGACGGAGAATTTGCTATATTCAGAGGTTCAAGAGATTTAGCAGCAGCTGAAAGAGAATTCGGGGCTAAAAACTTTAGAAGACATGGACAACCATATTACCAAGTATTAAAAACTCTTGAAAGTGGTGGTTGGGTAATAGGAATGAGATTAGTTGATGACAAAGCTACATATGCCAATGCAGTTGTATATGCTGAAGTTGAACTTGATGGAACAGATAAAATTAAAGTTGATTTAAGTACAGCTTCTTTAACTGATGTAAAAGCATATGATACAGTTGAAGCTCAATTAACAGTAACACCAAATGGAACTAAGAAAAAATTCCCTCTATTCTGTGTATTATCAAAAGGTAGAGGAGCTTATGGGAATGATTTCGCAGTTAGAATGGTAGAAGATAAATTAGAAAATTCTACTTCTATGTATGCGAATTATTTATTTGAATTATTGACAAATGAAAAAGGAACATTAAAAGCAAGTGAAAATATTACTTGCTCATTAATAGCTGACGCTAGAAGTAATGGTCTTTCTTCTTATATTGAATCTGTAGTTGCTAACTATAATAATGATGTAGTAGTAAAAGTAAATGAAGATGTTATTGAAGAATTAATGGCATTCATTAAACCTGTTGCAGATGCTAAAAATGTGAAACCTGAATCAATAGATTTATTAGTTCCACATGCAGATGTAACATATGTAGAAATAGCAAATGGTGAATTATTATCTAAAGCTACTGGATTACCTTTAAAAGAAGGGTCTGATGGTGACTGGGCTGGTAAAAAATTTGCTTTCTCAGGAGCAGATGCTATGCCTAACTTAGCTGATAAATTTGCTGATTTCTATATGGGTAAAATAAACTCAAATATATTCAATGTACTTAAAACAGGAGCTAGTTATGTATTAGATGCTAACTTCCCAATTAAAGTTAAAAATGCTATGGTAGCTTTAGTATCTAACAGAATAGATATGCATGCATATTTAGACTGTCAAATTCAAAAGACACCTAAAGCAGTTTCCGATTGGGTAAAAACATTTACATGTACAAACTGGAATGTATCATTATTCTCTCAACATATGAGAGTTGTTGATGATGCTTCTGAAAAAGAAATAACAGTAACAACGCCTTATGTGTTATCATATATGCTACCACAACATTACAGAGATTGGGGTTCACATATTCCAATGGCTGGATTAGAAAAAGGTAGAGTAACAGGTGTTATCCCTGATACAATTATGCCAAGAGTAAATACTCTAGCAGATAGAGATATTGTATACAGAGCTAGATGTAACTACATTTCTGAAGGTGAAGGGTATGATACATTTGAAGCACAAGTTACAATGTATCTATATGATAGTAAATTAATGCATACAAACAATGCAAGAATGCTATCTGAAATGGCTAAATTACTATTACTTACTGTAAGAAATTACAGATTCGAGTTCACTGAACCTGAAGATATTAAGAGATTCGTAAGATTAGCAAATGATGCTTTAGCACCATATAAAGATAAAGTAAGAAGTTTAGAGTACGAAATTACTCAAACTCCATATCAACAACAAAAAGGTATCTTGAATGATGTATTGAGAGTATTATTTAAAGACATTGCTCTTTATAATAAAGTCGAAATCGTTGTTCTTGGTAACCCAACAGCTTAAGGAGGTGTAAATAGATGGCAATTTATCCACAATCTGGTTTAGCCAGAGAGACAGCATTAATGGACCACTCACAAACTAACTTTGTTAGAGGTATCATGAGAGGGAACTATAGTAACTTATTCTATATGTCACCATTTCAATCAGGAAGACATCATTTCATCTTCTTGAAGATGGCTTCATTTATGGAAGCTAAATTCCCTGAATTAACAAAAACATTTAAAAATATAGTAGAAAAATTCCAAACTAAATTTGAAGGTATTCAAGATATGTCAGCCAACTTCGGAGAAATGGAAGGAGGTTCTGCATCTAATAAACTTTCTTATGTAACAAATGTGGAACAACAATTTGAAGAATTCACAATCGGAGTTCCTTATGATTTACATAGATTACCATTACTAGAATACTTAGAATTATGGTTATCTGGAATATCTGACCCAATAACTAAGATAACACATTATCATGGATTAATGGGTTCTTCACAATTCCCTACTCCAAATATTGCTTATGAAGTAGCAGAAGCTCTTTATATCTTAACAGATAGAGGTGGAATTCCTATAAGAGCAGGAATGATTTATGGAATTATGCCTACAAAGGCACATGATGGACAATTGAACTCAGATAAAACAAATACTGAAGCACAACAATTAGACTTAACATTTAGAGGTATTTGGAGAAGTTCAGCAGATATCAATAACCTTGCACTACAAGTAGTTAAAGGTATCAAAATGACTGTCAACTATTTGGAATATAAATATAGAGATAAATTCCCTATACCAGATAATGACCAAATTAAATATGGTAACTAATTATAGTCTACCCTTATTTTTATATAAATTTAACCTGGATACTTTATTGGTATCCAGGTTAGTCTTGTCAAAAATCAAAAAAAAAAAATAAAAGAGGAATATTTTTATTCCTCTTTTATTCAAGAAGCTTAAAACTTCTTGAATATTAATAATGCAGAATGTACTATAACACCATTATTAGATACTGTTTGATATTGCGTGTCGTGCCACACATATCCTTTAAGTTTCATTTCAGCTATTGATTTTGTAATCATAGCTGTTAGAGTATTATCATGTGTGAATACTTCAGCATAAGCGTATCTAGGTTCTCTATAACCTTTAGCTGCTCCTTTGATACATGACCAAGTCATTACAGCATTGAAGTTCTTATTATTGATTCTTTCACCATTGATGATTTCTAATACTTCCAACACGTCTATTAAATCGTTTTCTCCATAAGTTCCAATAGCCTTTACTAAATCTTGTTTTGTCATTTTAACTACCTCCAATTTAATTTTATTTTTTTATCTTGTACTCCTATTATAATATATAAGAAAAAAAAAAACAAAATTACACCCTATAGGAATCTAATCCTATAGGGTTTATTATTATGAATTTTCAATATCTTCTTTTATCTTATTATTGTGTGCTTGTTTCTTTACATCTATTTTAACTTCTTCTAATAGCTTATCGTATTTACCAAAGTCTAGAACTCCTCCTGCAAGGTCTCTAATTACTCTGCTCTTTAATTTTACTTTATATGCTTCAGCTAATGGGTCATCACTATTAGTTACTGTTTGTTCTACTATAGCATCAGCAACTCCACCAAGGTTGTTCAATTGTTCAGACATTATATTTATCTTTAGATTGATAGGTGCTGGTAATACTACAGTAACATCTTCTGTGTGTTCTGGATAGTATGCTTGTATTATCTTAGATAATAGTCTAGATAAGTATGGTCCTAATTCCATTTGCTTGAATATTATTTGATAAGCAAATTTAATATTTTCAGATACTAATCTAGTAGCTAAATCTGTTCTTTCATCATACTCAGTAACACCATAAGGTGTACCTAAAGCTAATATAGTAGCTTTCTTTAATTCTTCCATAAAATCATCTTGTAAATTTACATCTTGTCCAGACATGATTTCAAAGTCAAATGGTTTATCTCCATTGGGTGATACTGGTATAAATAAGTCTGTAAATCTACCAATACTATTCATTAGTCTATTCATATTACCAAAATCAGATAAAGACATCTCTCCTGATTTAATACTTCTAATAGCATTCATTAATGTATTAGTAACATTAGTATCTATACCTTGTTTAATATAATAAACTCTCTTATCTTGACTTCTTATTAGTTTAAGCATAAAGTTACTTAATAGTAAAGTAACATATAACTTACCTGGGAATAAAGCATCATCTAATAATGATATACCATCATTTATTTTTACTTCTACTACTTCATCAGCAGGTATAAAACGAACTCTTAGATTTACATCATTATTATGAATATCATAATACTTCAATATCTCATATACTGATTCTACAAAGTCCTGATTTTTCTCTAAGAACTTTTTATTTATTTTCTTTATTAATAATTGAGCAAATCTCATTGTGTAAGCATCATTATATGAATCATTATTATTATCTATATATCTTTCTACATCTCTCATTGTTAAAGAGTTATATGGGTTAGTTAATCCTGTATTCTGACCAGTACCATATACAGTTTGTCCTAAATTACTTCCGAATCTATTTGAACAACATCCTAGGTTTTCAAATACATAATATCCCATAACTATATCATTTATTTTAATAGGTCTAGTCTTTCTTATACATAATCTTTCATAATATATCTTTTTATTTAATTTTACATAATCTCTATCTGTAGGTCTTACTTCATTCATTGCTAGAAAAGCTTCAGCTGATTTTTGTTTATCTGTAGTTAAATCTCCAGTAGGTCTAGCTGAACCCATAATATATTCTTCATCTTTACTAAAGAATTCTCTTTCTAATAATGCTTTTAAATTTCTTAATTTAGTATCATTACCAGATTCATTTATCATCTCATTTAATACTTTAAAATTATCTGTAGATAATGTAGCACATAGATTTTCTAATAATGAATTATAATCACTATTTAATATCTCTACATTATTATTTAATCTTTCCATAATTGAGAAATTCATAAGCTTATCTATATCAGCATTACCATTACGACCACCAGATATTTTTAATTTACTCATATATGTATTATTAGTATCTTTTATACTAAATACATTATCTTGAGTGAAATCATATATAATACCATTACCAGTAACAGATTCATTTAATAAATCTGTATTATTAAATACTTTAGCTTTTGTATTACCATTAGCTTCTATTAATGCTTCATATATAGATTCTTGATTTTTTTCTTCAAACTTACTAAAAGCTTCACCTAATCCCATACCAGGTGCTATTGGAATAGAACTACTTCCAGAAAATTCTCCATTATAGAATGTACCTATTCTATTATCTATATTATCCAAGTTTCTTAATAGTCTAGTCATTAATTCACTATATGGAACTACTCTAACATACTGTCTACCGTAGTAACATACATATTCTACCAATTCTTTTATTTTTATAGGCAGTGCTAAGTCAATTTCCATTTCCTTATATTTTTCTTTCCAATCAGCTTCATCTTTATCATCTATATAATTTCCTACTTTTTCTATATTTAAGAAACTCTTAGTATGGTCATTAGGAGATATTAATGCAGGTACTACATTATCTCTTAGTATAGACTTAGTTATTGGTAAGAATTTCATAAGTAAATCATAATCCTCATATACTCTATTTCTTAATAATCCTTCTTGGTAAGCATTATTAAATACAGATAAACTTTCAGGATTTGTATATATTAAATTTAATTGTGACATTAATGCTGTATCTACTTCAGTATTAGAGAATTTACCATCTCTATTCTTCATAGCATCAGTTAAAGTCTGTATATTTTTACTCATGCTAGACATAGTGTTATTTTTATCATCATCTATAGTAGTAGCTAGTTTAGTAAAGTCCTTCACATCGGCTTCTATACTTTTAGTTATATCATTATCTTTAGCCGTAGCATCTAGTTTCATTTCTCCAGATAACTTTGCAACATTTTCAATATTTTGCATTATCTGTTTCTGTCCTTTAACAGCCATTATTATTCCTCCTTATTACATATATTTAATTAATAATGTGTTTTAATAGGCTATTTTAACACAAAAGGAATGTACCATACCAAGACGGTATGGTACACACTTTAAAACTATCTATGATTAAAGGTAAAAATGAAAGACTTCATTGATTCTAAGAATTCTCTTAATTTATCTGTATCTTCTTGTTCAGTGAATTCTCCTCCATTTAATTCATTTGTTATATCTTTTAATTCTTTTTCTGGGTTTTGTTTTTGCCATAACTCTTTATATAGTTTTACATTATGAGTTATGAAGTAATAATATCCCATAACATTGAATCTTATATTCTTAGTAGTCTTACCTACTTTAAGAGTACATAATACTAATAATCTATCTATTTCATTTTGGAAATCTTTATCTAGTCCTACTAGTTTATAGTAAGCTTGTAAGATAAATTCTAGATTTTTATTCATTAGATATACTGTAGGAGTTTTTTGTTTTTCTTCCCCAGCTAATTTAACACCCATAGCCATAACAGCGAATGTTCTATTAATTCTATCTACTGATTTAACTACTTTCTTATCGCTATTTCTATCTCTTTTTAACATACCTAATCCTTCAGATATTTTACTTAAGAATAATGATATGTCTTTATATTTTTTCTTTATTAATAGATACTCTTCTTCTATAGCATCTTTTAATTGTTGCTCAGTTTCATCACTTTCATAAAGCTTAACTATTCTTTCTGTCATTTCTTTTTGTATTTCTGGATTAGCCATTACTTCTTTTTGAAACATTCTTTGTTGTAGCATATTTACATTATCAGGATTATTGAAGAAATCTTGATTTACATAACAATCACTGATTAAATCTTTTAATGCTAATAGTTTAGGGTCTTCCCCTTCAGCTGCTACTTTATGATTTACTGCTGTTTGTACATTTAATGTGATTAATTCTTTATAAACAAATGAATTTACTAATTCTTCATCTGTTAAGAATAACTTTTCTGCATTACAGTGCATAGCTATTAATTCTTTTAATCCAGTATCTAATTCTTCTACTTCATCTTTAGATACATTAGCTGCTTCTAATATACTTTTCATAAGATTAGATAATCCAGATTCTATATTATACTTCCATTTCATTGCTCTATAGTCTTCTTCAGACATTTCTTCAACACCTGGCATTACTTCTTCTCTTTTTTCTTCTGTTTTTTCTTTAGATTCTTCTTTAACTTCATTTTCTTCACCTTCAGCATACTTAGGCATATTAGTAACTACTCCATTAGGAGTGTCAATGTAATGTAAATTACTTCCAGAACCTCTTCCTTCTTTCTCAGCTGGAGCTTCTTCTGTCTTTTCTTCATATTTCACTGGTTCTTGTCCATCATTATTTAATTGCACACCTTCAGCTGGTTTACCTTCCATTTCCCCTACTTGTCCTTGTACTACTTTTTCTTCAACATTATTCATTTCCATTGTCTACATCTCCTCCATCATTCATTAATGTTTTCCCATATGGGTCATAGTTATCAGATTTTAATCTATCTAATAGCTTATCTGATACTGTATTTAATATATTTATCATGTAATCCATTCTATTATGTAATGGTGCCATAAATTCAGCAAATAATGTATTACCTGACTTAGATATTTCACCATCATTTAATAATCTTTTGAATGAATTAGCTATTATGCTAATATCACTATCTGTTTCTATTATATAATTCAAGAAATTATCATCCTCTATATCTAATTGACTAATAGTAGTAGCTATATTTAAAATATTAGCTAAAATATATGAGTCTTTTCCTTCTTTAAACATTTTCTTTGGCATTAAAGATACATTATTATCTTCTTTTTTCAATTCTATATACTCTCTATGATATTCTTTTCTATTTTCCATAATATAAGCAAAGAAAAATTCTTCAATAATAGTTCTAAATCCCACTACAAAGAAATTAAATAGTAATTTTGTTAAATCTTTTTGATACGCTGAGGTATCCATTAAGTCTAATTGATATTTTTCACATATATTTGTAAGAATATTGTTATATGTGTCTAATTCTATTTGAGTAGCATAGTTTAAAAGTTCTCCATTACCTTCTTCTTGTGCTTCTCTCTTAGAAATTTCTATTTTTTCATCAAATTGTTGCAATTGATTCACTGAAAATGGACCAATTTCTAATGGTTCATTTATTTGACTAAGTATTCTTATCTTAAATACTTCTGGAGAGATATTATATGCCATTTTTGTCTTAATATCTAAAGCTGTATCATCAGCATCTATATCTCTACCCTCAATTATGTCCTCTTCATTGTACATTATATAGTCCTCCTTTATTTTATCCTAATAAATGTATTATTATTACCATAGTACCACATGCACCTAGTATAAATAAATTATTTATTAGTATATACTTGTAAATATTATATTCTGATTCATTTACCTTCTTTCTGAAATGCTCAGATATCTTATGAAATATAAATAATACTATTATAAATATTAATAATAGAATACATACTTTTATAAATAGTATATATTCTATTACCTTAGTCATCATATCTAGGATCGTATTCATAATCATCATCACCATTATTCATAGATATTCCTAGTTTATCCATAATAGCATTTATACAGTTTTGTAAATGTGCTACTTGGTTTTCTAGGTTATTTAATCTTATTTCTAAATTGATATCCATAAAATATCACTCCTTTTATTCAATATATTTTATTTTAATTAAATTTGAGTTTTATAAAATATACTTTTCTATATAATTGACAGTAGAACACCAGAAGACTAAACATCTTCTGGTGTAAATAGTTAAAATGTATCCATATTACCCATGAATATATTAGCTAGATTATCTGGTTCCATATCTACTATAAAATTTCCACCCATAGTTTGTGCCATACCTGGATTTATGTCTAATGGACTAAGCATTGCTGCATTGATAGCATTATTTATTTTCATTGCATTTGTTTGTAGTATATATCCATTATCAACATTCTTACCAGAATCCATTACAGCTAATTCATAAGCTCTTTGGTCTTCTGTTTCTCTTACATAATCCATAACAGTCTTTCTAGGTGTTCCAAATAAAGTTTTCATATATTCATCTTGTTCTACTCTCATTATAGGGTCTATTACTTGACTAGTAATATCTTCTACTGATTCTATTCCATATTCATCACCAAATCTAGGTATATCCCTTCTAGCTATACCGAAATTTAGTATATTAGTTCCACTATAGTAATACATATACATAGCCATCAAATAAGCCATTATAGTATCATCATGTGTATTAGAACTATGGTCTATTCTGTTATGTTTAGTATCCCAGATTAAACCTTTCATTTCATCTAATATTATTGGAGATATAAATTTATCTGGATGGTCTATTACTCTATCTCTCAATAAATCATGCATTCTTTCTCTAACTTCTTTTGTAGTATATATACCATAATCTTTAGTAATACTACTTGTTTGCATAGACCAACCATCTTTAGTTTTCTCTCTAGTAGGGTCATTGTTATTTATGGTATAATACAGATTATTGTATATACTACTATTTCTTAAGTTTCCTATTACTCCTTCACCATATGAGTTCCGTTCTATCACTATTACAGCATTAGGTGAATAAGTAGTCACATATTCTAATAATAGTTTAGATAATTCTGTAGGACCTATCTTAGGGTTCTTAAATACTGCTTGTACTTTAGTAGTTTTACTATTTATTGCTACGAAAGCAGAGTTATCTCTTCTATATCCTCCAGATACATCGACACCTATTATTTGTGGTTCAGATATATTTACTTCTTCATATATGTCTACTGAATAGTACTTAGATAATTTCAATTGTCTAATAGGTTGCTTTACAAATGATTCAATCATATCCAATTCTTCATATGAGAATGGACATTCATCAGATGTAGAGTTCCATTGTAAAAGTACTTCCCGTTTGATTGCTTCCCAGTTGTACTTTAAGTTTCTACATTGTTCTTTAAACCAAGCTTCATCTCTTCCTATTTCATTATACATGAATCTAATGTAGATGAAGTTAGTTTCACCGTTCTTTTCTATATACTGTTCTATTTCTTGACTATTCATATCAAATAGTATATTATTCCATTTAGGTGATTGTTGTATTAATTTAAATGCAGCTGCTCCTTTGGTTTCTTTCATACTACCTGGAGTAGATGTCATTAACATTCCATAAGGACTCTTATTAGCTCTAGCTGATCTAGATGCTTGTGAGAATGCTGGTGCTGCTGAGTTGTATATTATTTCATTATGGTTAATGAAAGCATACTCATCATACCATTGTAAAGGTTGAGTCGAACCTCTTCCTAATTGGTCAGCTTTAGTTTCTGATGTAGCAGAAGCTATTGTAACTATCTTATTATGGTTATAATAGTTTTCCATAGTTTCTACTGATGATTTTTCTTTTAATTCTTTACCAGATACTTCTGAGTATATTTTATATTTAAAATAATGAGGTAAGCTATCTAATAGCTTCTTAACTCTTTCAAGGTTTTCTTTTGCAAATGTCTTATCTTTTGTTGCAAATAACATTTGTGAGTTTACTGTACCAAATAAGTATAACCATAAGTACCAAGCACATGCTGAGATAGACTTATAGTTTTGACGAGGTAATTCTATATATACTGATAAATTTCTTGTAAGACAATAGTTCATAGTTAAATTTCCTCTATGTAATTCATATGGAACAGGGTCTCCCCCTGGTGACATTACTCTAACTACTTCTCTAATAAAATACCAGAAATTCTTCTTACATTCTTCTAGTACTTTAGCTTGAGATAATAAATCATTTGGGTCTATATTCCAAGGGTCTATATTTAATAAGTCTGGGTCAAATAATACTAAATGGAATTTATGATTTTTAACGCCCATTATCTGTAATTGCCTAGCACATTTAATAAAGCTTACATTCTTAGTATTTATGTGATAGAATACTTTAGGCATTACTCTTTTTTGTTGTAACATAATTCCTCCTTTCACTATACATTATTTACTCTAGTGTTTTCAATATATGAAGTCTATAGTATTTTAATATCTATAGAAACTTTAAGATAAATAAATTTTAAGGAGGATTTGTAATGATTAAAATTAAATATGTAAAAGTTCATGGTATTGCTTTCTCTATAGCTTCTTCTGCTCTACCTAAATTAGTAGAGACTTATGATAGTGTACAATTCGTTGAAACCATTGAAAGAATTGAGAAAGCTATTAAAGAAAGAGACTATAACAATACTCATTTAAAAAGATGTGTTAGATTAGCATCTTGTGGTAGTGGTGAAGGACATGATTGTTTTCTTAAAGGAATTACTGTAAATATATTATTAGATTATCCAGTATATTGGACACCACAATTACAAAGATATCATTTTATTGATTTTGTGTCTTCTTCATCTAGTATGCACACTATAATGAAACAAGATTTTAGAAAAGCATTTCCTACAGTATCAGATAAGATGATAGAAGAATTAGAATATGCTAGAAGTCTTTATGAAAATGCTAATACAGCAGAAGAAAGAACTAAAGCATTTAATAATCTAATGAGCTTATTACCACAAGGACAAATGAAACAAGGTTCTTTAACTACTAACTATTTACAATTAAAAAATATTTATAAGCAAAGAAGAGGACACCAATTAAAAGATGATTGGGGAGTATTCTGTGATATGATAGAAAAGCTACCTTTATTTAAAGAGCTATGTAAGATTAAATAAGAACTACTAGATAATTTAAGTAAATGTCTAGTAAAGGAGGATAATAATGGGATTAAATTTTAAAAAATACTTAAGAGAAAATGGTGAAGTTGCTGTTGTTCAAAAAGATGAACTTGACCAAAAATTTGAAGATATACATGAAGAAAATCCTGAATTAGTAGAAGAAGTATGTAGAGCTATTAAAGAAGCAGCTTTATTACTAGAAGCAGATTGTGATGATGAAGATGAAATGGAAGAACACAAAGAATCTGATGAAGTACAAGATGCTATTAGTGAAGGTGTACTACTAGAAAGAAATATAGTTAGATTTGACAAAAAGACTAGATTAATACAATTAACTAAAGTTGCTGTATTAAAACTAGCTAAAGATTCAAATGACCCACTATATGAAAAATTCGTAATGTATAAAAAGAAAGAAAGATATATTGAAGAAAAATTCCAAACTAAGTATGGAGCTAAAGCTCAAGTATTAGCTAGAAAGATGCTAAGAGACTTAATAGCTAAGAAACATGCTAAAGGAAAGAAATTATCAAATAATGATGATGACAAATAAAAAGAGTAGATAGGTTTATCCTATCTACTCATTCTTTTGTTTTTACATTGCTATTATTTTTACTTGGTCATCTAGAAGATATTTTTCTTCCATTTGGTTTATCAATTCTTGTCTTTTAGATAAATCTGTATCTTGCCATTCATCTATTTGTAAGTCTATATTACCATATGTAGTTTCTATAGTCTTATACATTCTTAATCTTTCAAATAATACTCTCTTAACATCTAATTCTGCTAACCTATAAAAGAAATCTCCTTTAGTATGAGGTATAGTAGTTAAATTAGATGGATGAGTACATTTTAATGTTAGATATAATCCAGCTGCTGTTATTGGTGTATAAAATTTTACTTTATTAGGTGCTACGAATTCATATGTACCAGCTATAGAGTTAGCATTCAATAATGAAGTAACTCCTGTCATAGCTATACCATTAAATAAGTTTACCATAGCATCTCCAAAATTACAACTAGTTATACCATGTAGGTTAGCACCTCTAGAATTGTTATTTCCCCAAGAAGTATTTATTTCTTGTATACCTAATATTAGTACATCTTTACCTAAGAAATTTTCATCTTTATCATAAAGATAGAAAGTATTAGGCGATTCTGGTGCTCTATTCTTTTCAGAGAAGTCTACTAGTAATCTATCTACTTTTAATGGGAAATAATTACTAAATGTAGGTAATGTCTCTGTTAATATTATATCCATTATTAAATCATTATCAACTGTAGGGAATCTTTCTAAATTTAAATTTAGATTTAATTTCTTTAATAAGAATGAAGGACTCATAGGTTGTGCTGGTTCTCTAGTATTCATAAGATACACCCCCTATTTTGTAAATGCTTCACTTAAAATATTTGTAACCATTTTACTTACATAATTTTCTAATGGTATAGTTAATTCTGTTCCTTGTGTGTTAGTTAATACAATAGCTCTATTATTTTCTGTTAAAGATATTTTAGTAAAGTCAAATTCTAATGCTTCTCTAACTGCTTTAACATTATCAGATTTTTTCATAGCTAAATTTGCTATGTCATACATAATAGCAGATTCTTTTAATGATTGTACATCATCTATTATTAGATTATGTCCATAAGGTTGTGCTACTGCTCCTTCTCTAATCATAGCAGATTCAGATAATATACTATCTTGATATGCTATTTTATGTGAAGGTAATATTACACAATCATAAGTAATAACTCTAAATGGATTTACTACTTCCATTATACCTTGACTATTCTTTTTAACATTTCCTACTGCTCTTAATGAGAATGCTACTTTAGTACCTCTTCTAATTAAGTTACCAAATTCTTCACCATGTTTAGTAGGTATAGAACAAATTACTCCTCTAATAGTATCTCCTTCTATACTAGTACTTAGTATTTCATGAGATATGAATTTATTATCTATAGTAACTTGTCTAGCTATTTCTGGTGATAGTGGATGTCCAAATTCACCAAACCAAGATCTATTAGCTTTTAATTCACTTATTTCTGGAGAATCTAAAGCAGATTTAACTATATCACCATATAATCTACCATTTCTATTAACTCTATTTAAATCTTGAAGATTAGCAAGTATCTTAACTTCGCCATATGAATTAGCTGATTCTAATAGTGAGATGTTAGCATCTACTGTTGCAGTCTCTCTTAATAAGTATAACGCTTTACTCATTATATAATTCCTCCTTTGTTTATTAATATTAAATTTATCATTAAGTTTAAATGGTAAATAATATAAGGGTATTAAAACCTATATAAATTAAGGCTTAGAACAAGTATATAAGTTAAAATAAAGAAAAGAAAGGGGTGATGAATATTGAATATTAGTACTCCGAATAAATCTGTATATAATAAGCTTAGTGATATTTATAGAAATAAAGAGAACATAAATAGCCTAAGATTAGCTATAAGGAATACTATATACGAATCAGATAAATACATTAAAAGAAGTTTATTTCTATATGATAACCATTTAGAACTAATAATATATTTATTAGGTGTTAGAAATGGTTTTAATGTATTAAGTTACTCTGATTTCTATAAAGGAGAAACAGGTTCATTAGATTATAAAATGTCACTTAATGAGATATATGATGGCTTTCTTACTTTCAATACTATTACAGCTAATACTGAATTATTTAAAATGATTAATTTCTATTCTAAGACAGTTCAGAATTTTGATATATTAGAAGTAGTAAACGATATGCAATCATTCTTCTTAAAAGACTTTTATAAAGAGAGCTTTAAACCAGAGAAAATGATACATAAAGATAGATTCTTTGATATTCCTTTAGAGAGCTGGAAGCATACAGATAAAGGTAAAGAGATTATTAATGGATTGAATACTATTGATAGAGATATGTCATTCAATCAAGTATTAAAGAATCTATTGACTATACAATATGAAAATAATCCTACATTAAGATTGGAAGCTTTACTTAGAATAATTTTATTAGATAAAGAAAAAATTAAAATGAAAGGAGATATCGGAATGGAGAAACTTTATTTAGAAGAATCTACTATAGGTGGACTACTAGCTTTACAATATCTTAAAGAAGTTACAGAAGAAAATGTAAAAGACTTACCAACTATAGATGAAATTGCTAATGATAGAAAATCAGACCAAGATGAATCTACAGAAACAACAGTAGAATTTGGTACTGATGAATCATTAAAAGAAAATATATTAAAAATGGAATTAAGTAGTATATTAAAAAGTGATGACACATATCACGCTTTTAATAATATAGGAAAGAAATTAAAAGAATCTAGAATATTCGATTATGATATAATTAATCATAAACTATTAGAAGTTACATTAGATAAAAGACCTGTTGGATATATTTATGAAACTACTAAAAATACTCTAGTATATACTAATGGAAATATTAGAAGAAATATAGGTAAGAGTAATGGGGTACTAGATTATAATAAAATATTAGAAAACTTCAATACTATTAACTGTATATTCTATAATGGACAAGTATCATTAGATGAAAATATAGGTAGAACAGTTGCTACTGGTATAAATAAAGTAGTTAAGGTGACTAATAAAGTATCTGACTATTTAGATAGAGGTATTAATGGAGTTACTAAATTTGCTAAAGATTTATATATAGGTGGTAAAGATGATAGAGAAGAAATAATTATGGATAAATTACCAGCTATAAGTAAAATATTTAAACTATGCCTAGTAAACCTAGTCGCATGGGGAATAAATCCATTTTTAGGAGTTGTCTCAGCTATAGTTACACTATGTATGCAGGCAAAAGTTAGAAGAAGAGAAAGAAATAAACTATTAAGAGAATTAAAGAATGAATTAGAAATAGTAGAAGAAAAACTAAGAGATGCTGAAAGTTCTGGTGATAGAAAAGCTAAATATAATCTTATTAGAATAAGACAAAAAATGAAATCTGAAATTGAAAGAATAAGATACTCTTGGGCTAGAGATGAAGCTAGAGATATAGACCAAGATTCTGATAGTAATGACTAGGAGGTGATATATTGAGTACTGAAAGATTTAGTAAACCAATTACATTTGATATGACTTCATTATTAGAAGAATATACACAAAATGCTAGTGATATGTTAGCTAACCCAGTAAACCCAACAATTAAATCAGAACCAGTCGATACTATAATAAAGGGTGATGATATTAATAATAAAGAACTAAAAGATATTAGAGACAATAATCCTAATATCCCAGATGGCTCTATAGAAGAATTAGAGCATGTGGAGTCATTTGTAGAAAGTCTATTACTAGAAGCTGAAGGTGACGAAGGTGGAGATGAACCACCTGGTGGAATTGATGATACTGGTGAAGATACTGGAGACAACAATGACAATGAAGGAAATGATGATACAGATAACGATAATCCTGATACTGATAATGCTAACGAAGATGATTCGGAAGGAGAAGCTCCAGATGATGGAGAAGAAAACCCTGATGATATGTCTGGAGATGGAGGAGACGAAGGTTTCGGAGATGATTCTGGTGGCGATGACGGTATGGGTGAAGATAATGATATGTCTATCGAAGAAAAAATTAAAAATAGTGCTATTATAGATGATATAATAAGTACATATAAAAACTTAGAGGTAATAAAAACTAGAATATCTACATTTAATCCAATAAATCAAACAGAGAAAGATACTTTCAATGCTTTGACTGATGAAATCAATAATGCTTTAGATTCAACAAACACCTACTTGGATTTTAAAGCTTATAAAAATAAACCTAAAGATAATTATTCTTTCCTACTAAAAATGAAAGGAATTATCGAAAGTACAAATAAATCATTAGAATTACTTATTAAAAGTAGAGAGAATCAATAAACACAAAAATAATTAACTAAATTAAAGAAGAAAAAGAAGAAAAAGGAGGAATATTATAATGAAAAATATTCAAGTTAATGGAGGAGTTGCTACTGCTTCAAAAGCAATGGCTACTATCTGTGAAAGTTTCCAAGCACTTGGAAATAACAATGGTGTGAAATTCGGAAGAGATTTCCCATCTTTCTTAGAATCTGCAAGAAACCAAGAAGCAGTTAAAAATGCATTACTAGAAACTTATGTTTATGATAAAGCAAATGACGCATATGATATCCATGGACAAGAGTTAAGAGGTATGGCACAATTGATGGAAAACATCACAAAAGAAATATTAAATGAATCTACATCTGTAGGAGCTATTAGTCCACAAGTTCCATTATCTTTCCCATTACAATATGTAAACTGGATAAGAAATACAATGAAACATGCTATCAATACAATAGTACCTACTTCTACAGAAATAGTTAGACAAATCAAAAATAGATATGTTACTAACAAAGCTGGAGAAAGATTCTTAATTCAAGATTTAACACCTGCTCAAATGAAAGCTATTTCAGGAGAATCTAGAATACCTGTTAAAGAAAAACATGCTATAGCTACTACTAAAAATGTAAACTTAATAACTACAGCTGGAGGATTTGCTGGTAAAGATTCTTTATCAATAGAATTCTATGTAACTGGTGTAGATATTAAATCTACTACTGATACATTCGGTGGAGAAGTAACTGTTGGTGTAGACCACAAAGTTGCTATGACTCAAAGAATTTCAAGAACTTTAAATAAATCAGGAGCAGTTCCTGTAACTGTTAAACTTAAAAATGGAACTATCTTAGGAGAAGTTCTAGTAATGGTAGACTTTAGAACTGGTTCATTTACTGTATTACCAAATGTAACAACTACAGTAGCTGGAGTAACATTTGAAAATATTTATATCAGAGGATACGTATCAGCTGAATCAAACTTACATTCAATTTCTGTTGAATGGGATACATCTGATCACTCAGTATCAATCCCTGAAGGAAGACACTTCAATACAACTGTAACAAATGAACAATTAACAGATGTTCAATTATTCTACAATGTAGACCAAACTAAAGAAGTTACAGAACAAATGATTGATGCTATTGAAATATTTAAAGACAATGATATCTTAAACTTCTTAGATGAAACTTATGAAGAAGTAAAAGGTGAAAAATTAGCTGGACCATATGTACAATTCTCTCTAACACCTAGAGGAAATTATGCACTAGACCCAGTAACATGGAGAAGTATCAACTTCAAAGATCAAATAGGAAGAATGGCAGCAGAAATGTCTAAAGTTCTTAACTGTCCAGGAATCTACTCAATAGTAGGAAACAAGACAACTATTACATTATTAAAAGATGTAAACTGGGTATGGAATGAAGGAGTAGAAAAAGGTGGAGTTATCACTGATGATTCATTTGGTGTATATGACCAAGATGGAAATACATTCAAAATTACTGTATCTAACAGAATACCTGACAATGTAATCAGAATGTACTTCATCCCTCAAGATGAAACTAAGATGACATTTACATTCTACCAATACTCTACTTACATTACAAACAAATATCAAAATCCTAATAACAACCTAATCCCTAACATCATGGTTAGTGATAGATATGTAACAGATAAGATATTCAATGTACAAGGAAGAATGGAAGTAGTTGGAGTTACTGAAATATTCAAAAATGCTCCAATAGTTGAAATTTAATACTATTCCTTTAAATTAATTTATATATTGCAAGTACTAGAAGTTTCGGCTTCTAGTACTTTCTCTGTCTTAAAACACACAATTAATAGATTAAAGAACTTAATAAGACAAAGGAGGAATTATTGTGATAGAATTTAACAAAGTAATGCTAGAACCATTAGAAGATGATGATAAAAGATGGTATACTAGAAGTGATTTACATTTAACTATAGGAAAATTAAAAATAATTATCCCTAGTGGTTTTGTAACAGATTTAGCTTCTGTACCTAGAGCTTTCTGGTCGTTCTTTCCACCATTTGGAAAATACACTACAGCAGCTATAATACATGACTTTCTATATAGTACAAAGAATGTGTATGGTATAAATAAAACTATTGCTGATAAAATATTCTATAAGATAATGATATTATCTGGTACTCCTAAATGGAAAGCTAAGGTAATGTATTATGGTGTAGTGGGATTTGGTAAAACTGCTTTTAGAACACCTAAAGATGATGGTTCAGTTCCATATGCAGACCAAGCAGTAGTAGATAAGTCTGATGAAGCAAATTTATACTATGATACTATGAGAGAACTATTAGAAGGAGAAATAGATATATAAGGGGGAATAAATAAATGCACGAATTTGAAGTAAAGATATTCACAGATATTGCTTTAGCTGTATCTGACTTATGTGATTATATTGAAATAGAGAAAAGTAAAAGAAAACTATCTGAAAGAATAACAGACTTATTCGTTAAGTATAAAACTATTAATTCAGATTGTAGAGTATTCTTTGAAGTAGAGAATATGGATTATAATAATAATCTTAAAATATGCTATTTCAAATATTTAGAAGCAGGTAATTTAATGTGTGTAGTTAATAATAAAATATTAAATCTAGCATTGAATGAATTATCTAAAGATGAAATAGCTAGTATTATTATACATGAAATAATACATGTTGCTTATAGTAAAACTAAATCTATAGCAAATGAAATAATGATAAATGGTGGAGGATATATACCTACAATAGAAGAATTAAGAGGTATGTCTGGACTACCTAATCTAGAAGGTGGACATGTAGTATTAAACTTATTTAAATCAGAATTAGACTTCTTATCAGACTATAGAATGTATGAATTAGAAGAATTTGATTTAGAAGGAGCACAACAAAGAAATGATGTATTATATTACTTATTCTTTAAGATGCAATTACATACTCCACATAATAATGGTGTAGGTAAATTAGCAGCTATGCTAGGTGCTGATACTTATGCAGAAGAAAAATTCTGGGATGAAGTTAAGAAGATAGCTTTATCTAAGCTACAAGACTTTAATAAATTCATTACTATGAAGTGTGATACTAATAAGAAATTAATAGATTTATTGTCTATGGAAAAAGCTATCTTCTTAACTTC